CGTAGCGGGTAAAGCTGATTGCCATGCTAAATTCTCCTGATCAGGCATTCAACGGATTCCACGACGGGAGCCGTGGAGATTATACGCTGCTCATGCGTTAAAACGAAATCGAAACTCGGCGATACTTCATGCCGACCCTTGTCGTCAACAAAGTACGGGTTGCGCACGTCCGTTACGCGATAGACGCCTACGCCCTGGGCAACGAGCGCGTCAATGCAGGCTTGGCTCTGCATGATCGCCGCAGCCGCGTTGGCGAGGTCGGATGCCGTGGGCTTGGTGGTGTCGCTCGGGTCCTGGATGGAAAGCGCCGTCACCTGCCACGTCGTCTCGTATTGCTCAATCTCGGTGTATACCATGACCTGATTATCAACGTCCCACACGCTGGACCTGCGAACGGACCCATAACGATGATCCGCGACCTTGTAGAAATAGAGCGTTGGCCCGGTTTCTGCTCCCTCTTGGCGCGGCTGAAACGATGCCTTGACCGTCGCAGTGATCGAACGCGCGGCAAGCCCTGCAATCAGGATTGGGCGGAACAAACGGATCTGGTCATTGTCGTTCATGCCGCCCCCACATCAACGCAAAGGGCCTGCGTCCACCCGTCGATATCGTGCCAATCGGTTTCAGATTCGACAAAGTACGTGCGCCCGAAATAGGTGAACTTATCCCCGGTCCGGTCGCGCCCAAGGTCCTGGATATCGTTCGGCGTGGTGAACGTCACGTAGGACTTTGTGAAGTCCAAACCAAGAGCCTGATACAACGCGCGTGGGACCGCCTGGACGCTTCCCGACATGGGGACCGCTTCGGCGTAGGTGTCAACGTCCTGACCTACGTCATTCGGCGTTCTAGATGCCCATCGACTATACTGCACCACCTGTTGCGCAATCAGCCTGCTCGCCATGGTAAAGAGGTTGCCGCCGGGGATTCTCATTTGTCTTCCACCACGTGCGAGAGGGAGCCGACGAGGATAGCGGTGTCTACGAGCGGCTTGGTGAGCGAACCGACCGTGCGCTTGTCTGCACGCTTGCCCATGCGCGCTTTTACGGTCTTCTCTTTTAGCGGGGGAGACGAGAGCGAGGCGATTGCTTTAGCCACGTCTCCCGCAGCCTTAAGGCCTATGGTCTCCATCATCTGCCCCGCATCAGCGCCGTTTAGGATCGCTTTCGCGCCTCGTGCGGCGAGCTTAGACCACTCGGGCTTCTGCTCTATGGCGGTTGGCCGGAGTGTCGGGCGCGGTGGAATTGGGCCGTAGCCTAGCTCCTGGATCGCCGCCACGTAGGCGACCGGCGTGCCGTCCGGATACTTGGACGATTCAAACCAGCCGACCTTGACGCGCTTCGATGCGAGCGCATCTATCGCAGCCTGCAATTTCTTTGATCCTTCTCCGGGGATGATTTTCCCGGATGCCATCAGACGCGCCCGCCAACTTTGCGGAACGCGGATAGCTCGGGGCGGCCCCCAATGTACAGCCCGCCCACTGACTTAATCTGCAAGAGCGACCAAAGTTGCGCACCATATGGCGTGGTCGAAAGCCACCAACCAAATTGCGACTTCATCGGGGGGGGGGTGACGGAAACCGACACTTTGTCAATCGTCGCGCCAGAGAGCACAGCCGGATCTTGACCGTTGAAAACCCCCGTCGCGATTTGCGCAATGTGCGCCGTCATCAAGTTCAAGGCCAAAGCGCGACACGCGCCATTCAGCCAACCATAGTCCGTGGTCGAGATGTAGCAGGCGGAAACATCCCAATACCCCGACAACGTAGCGTCGGGGTATTGGGTTTCATTCGCGAACGCTGGGTAGGCGACCCGAAAGGCCGCTACATCAAACGAGATAACGGCCATTTCGGATTACCCCCTTCGCGTATATTTGCGTTTCCCGGAAACAAGCGGCTCCTTGTCCGGGTCGAAGTCCTCAGCAATGAGCGGGGCCGACACATCCCGCGTCGTCATGTCCGCCGCCGCCGCCTCGGGATCGACGCGGCGCTTATCGACGGACACATAGCCGCGCTCCAAGTGACGCTTGAAAACGCTGTTCGCTTCGACCTGTGCGAACTGCTCATCGGTCAACGTGGTGACGCAACCGCGAGGGGTGACAAGATTCTTATCCGCCACGTTTGCGCCGCCCTTGATGATGATATCCGGCCCCTTCACCATCTGATCGCCCCCCGACTTATGCCAAGTCGGGTAGGACGTATCAGCCGAGAGGGTCGAATAGACGTAAACTCCGCTCATTGTTCGGTCTCCTTAGATGCCAGTGCGGCGCACCACGGCATACGGTCGTTTGCACATGATGCCCGCCGAGGCATTACTATACGCTTCTTCGTAGCCCTTGGCGAGTTTGGCGACGCCGAGAACCTGGAACTTGGCGGGGACCACCTGGATGAAGGTCTTTCCGCCGTCCGACGAGTTGTCCACGACTTCTTCGGCGTAGACGTACATGACGTTCTCGCCGCCGTTAGCGCCATCGAGTTCCGGAGCGGAAACGACGCGGGCCTTCGGGTAGGTTTCGGCGATGTAGGACATGACCGATTTGCCATACGCCGACGCGGTGTTGAGATATTGGCGCGCCGAGGTCGCAACCGCGATGGTGATGTTCGCCGTCGCGGGGTCGATGTTGTCTTTGGAGTTGGTCTGGAGGGTGGCCATAGCCGAGACAATGTCGGCAATGATTTCCAGGTAGGTCTTGGTGGACCAGAAGGTGCCGCCCCCGACGCCTGCCGCCACCGCAACGTAAGCTGGAAGCGAAACATCGTTAAGGAAGCCGTAGGTGCGACCCGCGCCCGAGTTGTAGCCATAGAAGCCAACGCGGTTGCGCTGGATTTCCAGGGCGAGGCCAGCGGATTCGCGCTTGCTCGCGCCGGAGTTCACGCGGACCTTCGCGGCGCGCGCTTCCTCCAAGGTGCCGACCCGCATACCTACCTCGAAGCGGACGATGGTGCGCCGCTCGAAGTTCTGGTTCCAGGACGAAAACGGAACATTGGTGTAATCACCGTACGGGACCGAGGTGCCCGCAAGTTCCATGACCGGCTGGACGATTTCCTCGTCCTCCCACGAACCCGCCGTGGTGATGCCGACAAGCTCGTCGATCTTGCGCGCGGCGGTGAGGACGAGAACCTGACCCGGAAGCCAGTTCTGAAGGAACTGAATCGGGGTGGTGATGCTCGCGGTAGTCACGCCGCCCTGGATGGCGTCCATGCCGATGCCGTCCATCATCTTGGCGATGATGCCAGCATCCAGGCCGATACCAATGTTGGAGAGTGCCGCGTACTGCGACACGTCTTTCATCACAAACGGGCGAACGTCGCGCGGCCCGATGTAGGATTTTTCGAGGCTCATTGCTGACGCTCCTTAGTTGGTCAGGGTGATGACGGCAAGGCCAGCGCCCGAAACCGTCCGGTGGGAAACCACAGCATTCGGAACGAACGCATCGCCAGAGGCAGGGACATTCGCCGCCGTGATCGTTGCCGAGGCCGCAGTCTGCGACACGGACACGGTGTAAGTGCCGGTGCCGCCCGTGCCAGTGCCGAGAGCCGTGATGACGGTTCCGGGGGTGACGTTCTCGCCGCTGATCTCCTGACCCACCGCGATGGTGCCGGAAGCAACCGCCGACACGGTCAGGGTGGTGGTCGAAATCGCGCCAGTGAACGAGGACACGGGAACGACGGACGAAAGTTCGCCGGTCGTGGTGTCATAGGTGACGAGATCGCCAATCGCAGCCGCAGCCGGGAGAACCACAACGATGGTGCCCATGGTCAGGCATTCGCCGATGGTATTGTCGGGCAGGGTCAGGGTCGGGGCAAGAGCGCCGCTCGTGGTACCCGACGTGGCGTAGTGCTTCGGGTTGACGAGGATACCGGCGAACACGCCAGAGCCACCAGCGGCAGCTTTCTGCTCGGCGGTGACGGTGAACGCGCGACCGACGATGTTGTAAGCCGGATCGGCGGAATCGAGGATATAGGGCTGGGCGCGGACAGGACCGGAATAGACCAGTTCGCCCGGAACGCCGTAAACCTGATCAAAGGCGACGGTGGACTGAAAAGCCATGTTACTTGCTCCCGCTCAGGTAGGCGTCCAACTCGGACGACTTCGGTTTGGCATCCATGGCGACATGTCCGACAGGTGCCACTTTGCGCGCTGCGAGATAGCCATTCAGCGCGGCGATCTCGTGGCCCTTGCCGACGGTGAGGCCGAGCTTCTTAGCGCCATAAGACGCCACTTCGTCAAGCGTCATATCCGCATGGTCGAAGGTGCCGACGACGGGGCCGAGGTCACGGGCCAACGCATCGCGGCGCGAGATTTCGGAGACGAGCGCCTTCATGTTGCCCTTGCGGAGACTCGCGACCTCGGCGTTGAGCTTCTTGATTGCGGCGTCCATGGCGGGCGCGTCTTCGTCCTTGGCAACGACGGCGGCGGCATCCGGCTTCTTCCCGCCTTCTTCCTCGTCCTCGTCTTCGGACGCAGCTTCCGCCTCGTCAAGCTCCGTGCCATGCTCGGCTTCTTCGAGCGGCTTCAGCTTGCCCATAAAGGCCGTCAACTCGGCGACCTGCGGAGCAATCTGCTTCATCATCTCGATGACCTGCGATAGCGTCATTTCGCCGCCGCCCGCACCTTCTTCCTGTTCCATGCTCAATTCCTTTGAGTCCAGGGTGAAAACCAAGTGGTCCAACACAGAGACTTCCGGCCCCATGCGGCCCTCGTCCACAAGGGCCAAATGATTGCCCCTGATCTTCGTCTGGATAACGTCGTATGGCACGCCGTTCCACACTCCTGCGGTGTAAATGTACGCGCATCTATAACCGCAAGAAAGCTCTTTCTTGCCGCTGTCGATAAGGTCGGCGAGTTGCTCGGACCAGACCTTGATGTTGCCATACAACACGCCGTCCTTGTAGTACACCTCCTCACCAATGACACCATGCACGCCTTTGATTTCGGCGGGGGTCAAACCGGCTTCGGGGCTGCCCAGCATCGTATGGTCATCGACCCACGGCAACAGGCGGAAGCTCGCGAGGCATTCCGGGTCGGCAAGCTCCGCCTCGGGTCGGTAGACCTGATAGATCTTCGACGGGTCCGGAGCGCCGGGAATGCTCGCGCCGAGATACGGGAAGACGCCCACCTTCGACAGGGGGTTGTCTTTGACCTCGTACCATCCGTTGCGGTCGGCCACACGCTTGGAGCCTTCCTCGCCCGCCGTCCCGTAGGCAATCGCGGCAGCCTGCGCGGGGTCTTTTCCCTCACCGATCAACTGCGCGATGTTCTGCCCGATGACCGCATGGGACGAACCTTGTTCAAGTGGCATTTGCATCATCCTCGTTGTCGCCGTCATCATCGGCAAATTCGATGACCGGGACCATGCGGCACCGGCAGTTAGGGGCTTGCCCAGGAATGCCGCGCTCTCCGGTTCTCGGGTCGATCACGGGCAGATTGTCGAACGAGAACACTTTGCCCGATAGCGCGATGTGGTCTTTGCGGGGGTGCTGCGATCCGCCCGTGTGCAACCACTCGAACTTTTTGACCCCGACGGCCTGCATACGCGCTTTGTTGACATTGTTGTAGACCTTGCGCGTCTGGTCGTAAGCGATGTTCTCGGCGCGGCGCTTCGTCATGCCGTCAAGCTTTTCGAGCGACGGGATAAGATCGGCCAGCCCATTCCCCGTGGTGATGGACCGCATAACCGCGCCTTCAACCTTCTGCATGTAGTCGGCGGATATCGACTTAATCAGCCCAACATTCTCGGCGACACTGGCTTGCACGACGGGGACAAGCGCCTCTGGGACTATGCTCGTCTTGATCGCCACCCCGCCAGACAATTCCCGCAAGCTCGCTAGCAAGGACGTCGAGCTAGACTTCTGCGCCCCCTCGATCATAGACGTTGCCGCCCCTTCTGCCCGATCCGCGAATAACGCGTTAAATCTATCAGACAACTCGTCGGTGACTGACTTCGCGTGGCTAGCGATGCTCGCATCCTCGGCGAAGAACTCCTTAGCCACCGTCTTTCTAAACAGCGACTCAATCTCTTTCCGCGTCTGCCTCACCATCTCAGCCACGAGTGCCGTCAGCTTATCGGCGTACTTATTCTGAACTGCCGCGTTCGGGTTCAACGGCGTGCCTTTGATGGCGCTTGGCTTCTGGGCCTCAACCCTGGCCCGCTTCTTTTTCGTCAGGACCAGTTTCGATTTCATCGGGTTCCTCGTATGCCGCGATTCCAGTGTAGCCCGACTGCTCGTCGGCGATGATTCGGCTGCGTTCGTCGTCCGCGTCGATGGCCCCAGACTGGATCAGGATTTGACCAGCCTGCGCTTTGACAAGATTCGCGTCGGCAAGCTCCTTCTCGCTCGGGCTGTCAATCGGGTTCCACGTGACCGACACCTCGAACGGGGGGACGCTGAACTTCGGAGCGATCTCGGAGCGTATGACCAAAAGGTTGTGACGCTCAATCAGCGGCGTCATGTCGCCTTCTTGGATGCTCTCAAGCGTCTCCTTGTACGACATGGCCTCATACTCGCCCGTCGATTGGAAGCCCTTTGGCGATGTTCCCAGAAGCTTAGTGGCGGGCACACCTGCAATCGCCGCGACAAGCTGATACTGCGTCATGATCACTGCGTCGAGGTCGGCAAGTGAGGTATCCTGCTGCTCGACGCTTTCGCCGTCGTCAATCACCTTCACGGCAAAGTTGCTCATGAAATCGGTCCACTGGCGAATCTTCTCCTCGAATACATCCTGGTTCGCGAACGCCTGGGCGGTGTCGGTCTTGAGCGTCAAGAGCCGCTTGGTCATCGCCAGCATCGGGCCTTCGTTGGCCGTGCGCTCTGCCGCGTACACCCGCTCGGCAATGCGCTGCGGGATCGGCACCCCGCCGTAGAAGTACGTCGGCTTGAGCACGTCGGCCACTTCGTCGGTGCGGAAGATCACGAGATGCGATTTGTGAATACGCCGCCCGTTGATGATCCAATACGTCGGCTCGTAGAAGTCAATCGCGCTCGGGTCGCTCGCGGCGGCAACGCTCAACTCTGGGGCCATCCAATAGGGGTCAATCTGCGCGATGCCCTTGTACGACCCAGGTGTGACACCATCCGGGTTGAACGGATTCTCGTAGTAGTTCGGGTCGCTGGACTGTACCTTGAACATGGCAACTCGGATGCCGAACACGCGGCCCATGCGCACGAATTGCACGAGGTTGTGGTTGAGCTTCTTCGCCTTTGCCGACTTCTGCAGCGCGCCGAGAATTTCCGGGGCAATCTTCGTCCCGTCGTTCACGGTCAATTCGTAGCCGCACCGCGCCGCGTCCTTGGCGGGCATGGAGCACGACTTGTCAACGAGCCAGTGTTGCGCGATGAGGGCGCACATTTGCCAGCCGATAAAGCCCTGAGACGCGAACCAATCGAATTGGGCCACGGGGATGCCGTTATATGGCTGACTGAACGCCGTCTTCACTTGGTCGATTGTCTCGTCCATAGCGAAGGCTTGTGCGGCCTCGGCTGCGTCCATAGCCGATGCCTCTGCGACAACGCGCGGCATTGGTCGCTGGAACGTCCGGGTAAGTCCCGCCTCGACAATCTGGGCCTTAGACACCCTCGGAGATTGGGCCTTGAATCGGGTCGAGAAGTCGTCATCCTCGACAGGGGCGACAACCTCGGCAGGCTTTTTCTTCTTCCACCAAAATTCCATTCGCTCACATCCTGAAAAAGCCCGTCTTGACCGGCGCGAAAAGCATCATAACACTGTCGGCAAGGTTTGGCGACATTGAACCATTTGGCGACTTGTCAACGATAATCTTGCCCGC